TGGGCCGGACGACTTGCTCCCCGAATGCAGGCCGTGCGATGAGGCCAACGCTAGGGGTAAACCAGCGCCCGCCAACGACACCGCCGAACAGGACAGCCAATGAGCGTCGCCGCCAAGAAGCGCCGGAAGCGCGAAAGCCGCAAGATCGCCCCGCCGCCCAAGCCCGAGGCCGCGAACAACAACGCGCCCAAGGCCACGCCCAAGCGCATGGGCGGCATTGACTGGCTGGTGTCCAAGAAGCGCCTAGACCGCCTCCAGGCCGCCGCAGGAAGGCGCTACGGCATCGACGGAAGGCTTGCGGCCATCTCCGGCCTCGCCCCGCTCCGATCCTGCCTCAACGACACGCCTCGCGGCTCCGGCGCCCATGCTCTCCCGCTCGCCATTCAGGAGACGGACGCAAAGGCCAGCCTGGCGGAAGCCCAGGTTGCACTCAGCCTGCATCCGGGGATGATGGCGGCGCTTGAGATGGTCTGCATCCGGGATTTGACGCCCTGGGAAGCGTTGCCCGGCGCACCTCAGCGAGAGGTCGAACGGATGACCAACACGCTCCTAATTGCGTTGGACCTGCTGGCGAGCCACTATCGGTTGGGATAGGGCTTGCCGAATAGCTAAAACCGTGGGACAAATCACTAAGAGCCGAAGTCGCGCTTGAGCGCCCGGCCACCCAGCTTCGCCCCCGAGCAGGCCATCACCTCCCGCATAGCGTAAACAGAGCGCCAGTCTCGCGGGGCGAAACCTTCCCACATCGTCAGTTTCGGCATGAAAGGCCCTGACCCATGGCTCGCGTGACCCAGCGTGGCATTGACGCCGCGCTTCCCTTTGCAGGCACGACCGTTTTCCACAGCGGCCAGGCTGCACCGCCCACCACCACGACCGGCACCGACACCACTCCGGTCATCACCGAAGAATATGTGGCCGAAGTGTTCGTTCCGATGAACGCCCTGCTGACCGGCGTGTCGGTGCTCAATGGCTCCGCTGTGTCCGGCAACTACACGGTGATCCTGTACGACTCCAATGGCGGCATCGTCGCCAACAGCGCCAGCACCGCGCAGAGCGGGACGGCGGCCTATCAGAAGGTTCCGTTCGCCTCGACCTACCTCGCCAAGGGGCCGGCGAAGTATTTCGTCGGCATCCAGATCGACAACACCACGGCGCGCATCCGCACCCACATCCTGGGCAACTTCGGTGCGTCGAAGAAGACCAGCCAGACCTACGGCACGCTCACCGCCCTGACGGTTCCCACGACCTTCACCACGGGCGTCGGCCCGATTGCCGACACGTACTAACCGAGAGGGCTAATGGCTAAGGGCCGACCCAGCACATACACGCCCGAACTGGCGGCTAAGATCCTTGAGGAGATGACCTACGCGGACGGCGGGCTTGAAGAGGTCTGCTCTCGCGAGGGAATGCCATCGGATCGGAGCGTGTATCGTTGGCTCGCCCAGCACGAGGATTTCCGTCAGGCGTACACACGCGCGCGGGAAGTCATCGCAGACGTTCAGGCCTCAAGGGCTCTGAGGGACGCGCTGACGGCGACAGATGCCTCCCTTGGCCGCCTGGCCTTCGACGCTCGCCGTTGGTCGGCCAGCAAGCTCGCTCCGAAGAAGTACGGCGACGCCGTGCAGATGAAGCTCACCGACAACGAAGGTGGGCCGGTTCAACAGGTGATCCGATGGGCGCAGACGGATACGGAGGCCACGCCCGATCCGTCGAAATCGTAGTCCCGTACCTCCCTCGGAAGGTCTGGCTACCGTACCACAACAGCCCTGCCAGGTGGCGGGTCAACGTCGCTCACCGAAGGGCTGGCAAGACCGTCGCGCTGATCAACGAATGCATCAAGGGCGCCCTGACCTGCTCCCTGCCAAGCCCTCGCTTCAGCTACATTGCTCCGTTCCTCAACCAGTCGAAGGCCATCGCTTGGGACTATCTCAAGCACTACGCCGGGGCGATCCCTGGGACGACGTTCAACGAGAGCGAGCTGCGCGCCGATCTGCCCAACGGCGGCCGGGTGCGTCTGTTCGGAGCCGACAACCCCAATGCCCTGCGCGGGCTCTACCACGACGGCGTTGTGCTCGATGAGTTCGGGGACATGGACCCGACCATCTGGACGGAGGTCATCCGCCCGGCGCTTTCCGACCGCAGGGGCTGGGCGACGTTCGCTGGCACACCTCGCGGCAAGAACTCGTTCTACGACCTGCGCAATCGCGGCCTGAAGGGCGATGCGGACTGGGAAACCTGGATCTTCAAGGCCAGCGAGACCGGCCTTCTCTCCCAAGCCGACCTGAAGGACGCGCGGGACAGCATGGACCAGAGCACCTACTCCCGCGAATACGAGTGCGACTTCGACGCCTCAATCGAGGGCGCCTACTACGCCAAGGAGATGGCGAAGGCCGAGGCCGAGAAGCGCATCTGCCGGGTTCCTGTGGAGCCGACCGTCAAGGTGGATACCTGGTGGGACCTTGGGATCGACGACGCGACGGCTATCTGGTTCGTGCAGGACGTCGGCCAGGAACGCCGGATCATCGACTATCTGGAGGTGTCGGGGGAGGGGCTTCCTTCCATCGTCAAGCGGCTGGACGCCAAGGACTATCGCTACGGACGCCATATCCTTCCCCACGACGCCGAGGCGCGGGAGCTGGGCACGGGGGTCAGCCGCACCGAGACCCTAACCAAGCTGGGCCTGCGAAATATCGACATCATCGGCCAGCAGGAAGTCGCAGACGGCATTAACGCGGTTCGTTTGATGCTTTCCCGCTGCTGCTTCGACGCAGATCGGTGCGAGCGCGGGATCGAGGCGCTGAAGCAGTATCGCCGGGAGTGGGACGGCAAGCGCCAAGTCTGGCGAGAGCGCCCGCTTCACGACTGGGCGAGCCATGCGGCTGACGCCTTCCGCTACGGGGCGTTGTCCCGACCGATCAACAAGACCCCCAAGGCCCTGGCCTTGCCCTCCATTGGGATTGTCTGACATGTCCTATCGCAATGACCTGATCCCCAGCCAATGGGAGGCCAACACGCCCTCGGACAGCGCGTTCGTGGACTATGTGGGCCTCTACGTCGGCACCACGGGCAACGTCGCCGTTCAAAGCGTCGCCGGGACGACCGTGGTGTTCACCGCCGTTCCGGCCGGCGCGATCATCCCAGGCCGCTTCATTCGAGTGATGAGCACGAGCACGACGGCCTCCACCATCTTGGGCGCCAAGGCGATCTAAGTTGGACCTTTCAGACGGCGACCTGCTCAAACTCGTCCGCACTGAACGCCAGCGGTCCGTTGGCTTCGGCGAGGGCGACGGCGGCGAGCTTGTCGCGACCCGTGAACGCGGGCTGAAGTATTCTCAGGGCCAGATGGATGACCTTCCGCACATGGAAGGCCGTTCGGGCGCTGTGTCCACCGACCTGGCGGAAGCCATCGAGACGGTGCTTCCCGACGTCATCGAGGTGTTCGTGGGCGGCGATGACGTCGCTACCTTCATCGCGAATGACGAGCAGGACGAGCCACAGGCGCTCATTGAGACGGAGAGCGTCAATCACGTCGTCTTCACCGAGAACGAGGGCTTCCTGATCTTCTACAGCGCGTTCAAGGATGCGCTGCTGAGCCGCACTGGCTTGTTTCATTGGTGGTGGGAAGAGGAAGAGGACGAAGAGACCTATACCGGCCCGGCGCAGGAGCTTGCCGCGCAACTGCTTCAGGCCGGCGTTGATCTGACCGACGCCGAAGCGACGCAAAACGATGACGGCACGATCTCTGTTGAGATCCCGTACATTCGCGGGCGGGTCTGCATCAAGGCCTGGCCGAGCGAGGACTTCTCCGTAGCGTCCGAGACGGTAAGCCTTCGCGATACGACCTATTGCTGTGCGCGGTCGCGCCAGCGGGTTCAATCGCTGATCGCGAATGGCATCGACGCCGAGAAGGCGCGGGCGCTCCCGGCCTATGTCCGCCCCGACGCCGTGAGCGAAACCCGAGATGAGGCGGGAGAGCACGACTTTGGCAATGACGCCGGGACCGGCGACCTTCGCATGGTCGAAGTCCGCGATCACTACATCCGCCTTCTGGATGGCAAGGAGCTGAAGCTCTGGCGCGTCACGACAGACAGTGAAGAGACGACGCTTCTCGAAAAGGAAGAGGTCAGCGCAATCCAGTTCGGCGCGGTGACGCCGTACATCAACGCCCACCGCTTCTACGGTGAGAGCGTCGCGGACAAGTTGTTCGAGGTTCAGAAGATCAAGACGGCGTTCCTGCGCATGTTTCTCGACAGCGGCTATTTCGCGCTTAACCAGCGCATGGAAGTCTCGGACGCCGCGTCGAACGAGCACACCATCGCCGACCTACTGCGCAACGCCCCGAACGTCCCCGTTCGGTCGGCCACAGGGGAAGCGGTTCGTCCGATCTCTGCCGGCGGCCTGAACTTCGACCCCCTGGCGGCCCTTGAGTATGGCTCGACCATGGGCGAGGCCCGCACGGGCATCGTGAGGAACGCCCAAGGACTGAACCCGGACACGCTGCACGACACGGCCAAGGGCGCCATTGCGCTACTGGCCGCCGCTCAGAAGCGCGTTCGGATGATCGCCCGCATCTTCGCCGAAACCGGCGTCAAGGATATGTTCCTGGGTGTGCGGGAGACGCTTCGTCAGGGCTACAGCCAGGACGGTGACGACGGCAAGCCGCGCCGGATGCGCCCGATGAACGCCAAACTTTCCCAGGGCTGGAAGAGCATCGACCCGACAAAGTGGCCCGAACGCTCGGGCATGTCTATCGAGGTCGGCGTGGGGTCGGCGGGCAAGGAACATGATCTGATGGTGGCCACGGAAGGCCTTCAGATCGCCCGCGAGCTTGTGATGGAGCAGGGCGGGTTGAATGGCCCGCTGGTCACGGCGGAGAACCTGTACAACCGCCTCAAGAAGTGGTCGCGGGCGGCCGGCGAGAAGAACCCGGAACTGTTTTGGTCCGATCCGGCCAAGGCCCCGCCGCAACCGCCGAAGCCAGACCCGGAAATGGCCAAGGCGCAGGCGCAAATGCAACTTGAGCAGGAGAAAGCCAAGGGCCAGCTTCAGCTACAGGCGATGACGGCGCAATCGGATGCGCAGATCACGTCGGCGAAAAACGAGGCGGACGCGCAGGCCTCAGAGGTTGCTGCGCAGCGCGCCCACGAACTGGCGGTGATGAAGATCCAGGGCGAACTTCAGCTTAAGCGCGAGACGACGGAAGCCGAACTCGCCATGAAGCGCGAGCTGTTGGCGGCGGAACTTGAGATGAAGCGCGAACTGGGCCTGCTGAATGCCAAGGTGGCGCATGAAACCGGCATGGCGAAGGTCAACGCCGCGTCTGGCGGTGTGTCTGAAGTCAACCCTGGGGGCGAGCCCGGATGACCGAGGAAGACCGCATCAACCGAGGTTTCCAGGCCTCCCACGAACTGCGCGTGACCCAGGAGGCGTTCGACGGCGTGCGGGCGCATCTCATCGACCAGATGTGCGCAATGCCCTCGACCGAGCCCGAGAGGGTTCTCTCCTATCACCGCCAGCTTGAAGCCCTGGCCCTGGTCCGCAAGGCCATGATCCTCACTGTGAACGACGGCGATGTGGCGCGTGCCTACGCCGAAGCGGCTGAACAGGCCCCGCACTAGCTCCGAAACTGCCCCAAAGGCCAAACATGTCCGAACCCCTGACCATTGATCAGGCGGTGTCCACCCTCGTGGGTGAACCCGAACCCCAGGATGACGCCGTAGAGGCCCTGGAAGCGCCCGCTGAGGCCGCTGAAGAGCCCACGGAAGAGATTGCCTCCGACACCCAGGAGGAAGACCCCGACGGCGAGGCTGAAGAGCCCGGCGACGACGGGGAAGAGAAGCCGGAAGAGGAAGCCGAGGCCGTTGCGCCCGTTGATCCTCCGGTGTGGTGGAAAGCCGAAGCCAAGGCCCGGTTCGCCGAGTTGCCCCCTGAACTTCAAGCCGTCGTGTTTGAGCAGGAACAGGTCCGCGAAAAGGTCGTGAGCGAGGCGAAAGCCCAGGCCGCCCAGACGGTCCAGGCCGCGCAGAAAGAGATGGAGGGGGTTCAGACCCTCGCCGCGCAACTCGCCGAATTTCTCCCGCAAGCCCTCGAAACCTTCGAGAGCCGCTGGGGAAAGCAGCCCGATTGGGCCGCTGTGGTGCAGGAGCGCGGGGCGGAAGAAGCCTTCGTCTTGAAGTCCCAATGGGAAGCCGAGCAGCAGCAGCTTCGTCAACTCAGCCAAGCCAACGATCAGGCCAAGGCGCAGGCGCATCACGCCTATGTCAAAGCCGAGTTCGTCCGCCTGGCCGAGATCGCGCCCGAACTGGCCCCCGACGTGTCCGACCCCACGAAAGGGGCTGAGGCGCGCGTGGAGGTCACGCAGTATCTGGAAGGCCTTGGCATCCCTCGCGACGCCATCGTCCAGATCAGCGCGACGGAAATGCTGATCGCTCGCAAGGCCCAGCTCTGGGACAAGGCGCAGGCCCAACCCAAGGCCCTGGCGACCAAGATCAAGCCCGCAGCCCCCGCGAAGAGCCCGGTTCGTCCGGCTGCTTCCGTCCCGGCGGCGACCCCCCAACGCATCGGCGCTCAGGCCGCCAATCGCTTCGCTCAGACGCGGAGTGTTGACGACGCCGTGGCGATGCTTCTCGCAAGGAAATAGGCGATGCCCGCCCCCACCAACACCATCACGTCGGCGACCCCCAACGTCGGCGTTCGCGAAGACCTGGAAGACAACATCTATCGCGTCGCCCCGGAGGAGACCCCGTTCACCTCCAACATCGGCACGACCAAGGCCAAGGCCATCTATCACGAGTGGCAGACGGAAACCTTGGCCGCGGCCTCGGCGACCAACGCACAGCTCGAAGGCGATGACTACAGCCTGTCCGCCGGCAACCTGACCACGCGTCTCGGCAACACCCTCCAAATCCTGGCCAAGACCGGCGGCGTGTCGGAAACCCAGGAAGTGGTGGACAAGGCCGGCCGTGACAGCGAACTGGCTCGCCAGAAGGTGCTGAAGACCATCGAGATGAAGCGTGACTTCGAGATGCGCGCCATCGGCAACTATGCCGCCGTGGCCGAGTCCGGCGCCACCACGCGGAAACTGGGCAGTATTCAGGCCTTCATCACCTCCAACGACAGCCGGGGTTCCGGTGGTTCGGACGGCGGCTTCTCGGCCTCTCCTGGCCCGGCGGCGGCCACGGACGGCACCCAGCGGACCTTCACGGAGAGCCTGCTGAAGTCCGTCTGGGCGACCACGTTCACCAGCGGTGGCAAGCCGACCCAGATCTACATGGGCGGCACCCACAAGCAGCAGTTCTCGGCCTTCACCGGCATTGCGGACATCCGCGCTGACGTGTCGGGCAAGTCGATGGCGACCATCTACGGCGCCGCTGACGTCTACGTGGGTGACTTCGGCGCTCTGACGGCCATCCCGCACGCCTACGGCCTGTCCCGTGCCGCGGTGCTGGTCGATCCGAAGATGGCGGCTGTCGGCACCCTGCGCGGGCTGTCGTCCAAGGCGCTGGCCTCTTCCGGTGACAACGAGAAGTTCCTCGTCGTGATGGAAAAGACCCTCGTCGTGAAGAACCAGGCCGCTCATGCGGTAATCGCAGATCTTAGCTGATCCATCTGAGCCCCGCTCGTGTCATGCCGAGCGGGGCTCCTCTTTCACAAGGATAATTCATGGCTGGTATTTCCCGCGCCAAGTCGAACGCCATGGCCGCCGAAGAGGCCGCCAAGCACGAGGCCCTGAAGAAGCGCGCCGCGCGCCAGGCCGCCCAACGCCTGATCGAGCCCGGCCCGGCCGCCGAGGTGGTCGAGTGCGTGGTGCTTCCCCAGGGCGCCGACAAG